CGACGCTGACTTCACGCGCCTTGCGGATTTTTTCAATCAGGCTCATGGGTTAGCTTGCGTAGTAGGTCGGCGTGCCGAACGCAGTAACAACTGCCGGGGAAACCACCTTGTCCTGCGCGCTGCCGGTGGGAGCGCCGGTGAAACCAACATAGCCGTTGAAGACCATGATGGGGCCGCCGGTGCCGAATGTGAACTTGAAGCAGCGGGTGGCCTGCGCATCCGAAGCAGACTTCATGGCGATCTGGCCGGCGTCGGTTGCATCCCAGATATTGTCGAAGCTGTATGACAAAGGGTTAGCACTTCCAGGGGTTTGCGTCTTGACCAGTTCGTGAATGGTGGTGGTGTCGATGAAGTCGAAGTCACCGCCGCTGGCAGACATGCTGGTTGCCGTGGTGATGCTGGAGCCAAACGTGACCTTGTTCACGGTGCCGCTGGTGAAGGCGTTAAAGCTGGTGGTGTCGAGCGAGGCGCCGCCGGTGCCTTCGATGACGAAGCTGACCGTGGTGGATACCGACAGCACACGATAGACCTTGTTGTTTATCTGGTACATGCCGAGCACGTTGAACACGACGTAATCACCAGCGCTGAAGTCGTGCGTGGCGGTGACGGTGGCGGTAGCACCGACCGCAATGGCGGTGATGGTTTTGTTTGCGCCCAAGGCGGATTGCATGGCAACCGCCACGCCGGACCATTTACGAACTGTTGCCATGATGTTTCCTTTCAGGAATAAAAAAACCGCCCGGAGGCGGTTGGTTGGTGTTGCAGATGATGCGGGTTAAATCAGGGTTTCGGGTGAGCCTTCAACGGTGTCGTAAGTGACGGCCCACACCTGCGTCAGCACGGCATGGCTCACGCTGCCGTCGTCTTCATTGATTACGATCTCCATGCCGCTAGTTTGCAGGCTGATAGTTTTCACCTTGGCCAGCGCTGCCTGCACGGTGGACAGGGTGAGCTTGGTTTCAATCTCGGCAGCCATTGCATCCATCCGATCCTCGACGGTCTCGCTATCCCCTGTGCCGTTGCCCATGCCGGGCATCTTCAACATGCCGACGATGTTGAGCTGTGCGCTGCGGTCGTAGATGCCGGATGGATGGATCAGCATCTGCTCGGCTGATTCGTCGGTAACGTAGACCATCAGGAACGGCCACACCTGGCGCGGCGTGACCAGCCGAGTCTGCAATACCATGCTCCAGTTAGTGGGCGTGGTGGCCAGCAGCGTGGCGATTGCCTCGCGGACTTGTTGCCGTGCGTGTGCCATCAGGCCGGGCCGAAGCTGGTTAAAACGTAGGGCGACAACATCTGCTCGACGGCGAACGGCACGCGGGTGATGGTGGTTCCCTGCTCGATTGCGGCCTGGTTGTTGACCCAGTGTCCGACAATTCTATAGAGCGCCTCGATGATGTCGTCTGGTACGTTGCTTCCTGCTGCGCCATATCCTGCAACGAACTGCACTTCGACTGTATTGAATGTTTTGTCTCGCACGTCAGGCCATCCGCTTGCGGTGTAGCTGGGCGCGATACGCGCCGGCACGCTTACCAGATCGGTCTGGTAATCCGATGCGCTCAGGGTGGTGAGCGTGCCATCGGTGGCGGTGTACTTGACGTGGGTGATACTCGACACGTTGCCGAGCGGCATCTCGAACATTGCCGGGAAGGCGTCCAGGTAAAGCTGCCATGTCTGATTGATCAGCGCGCGCCCGGTGCGGTTCTCCACCCATCGCCGCGCGGCCGGGATCATCCAGTCGATGGCCGTGTCCGAGCTGGTGTCAGCCGAAGCGATGCCGAGCTTGGTCTTGACGTTGGCGCGAGTGATCGGCTCGACTGCTGGAGCGGTATTGAGTTTCAGGGTCATGGTAGTTGTGATCAGTAGTATTCGCCAGAGGCGTAATCCAATTTAGTCTGCAACACGTTCTTTCCGGCCTTCAAGTATCCCGTCCACAGCAGCGTGCCGTTTTCGTCGTAGATGCTCGGCTGCAAATAGTCCGGTGTCACTTTCAGAATCCCGTAGGCATTCTTCTTCGCACCAGGCTCGGTGCTGCCGTCATCATCCTCGCCGCGCCACAGGTAGCCGGGCGGATAGCCCGGATTGTAAAACCGCGTCCCTGAACTGCCGATGTAGCTGATCTGGCTCAATGGTGCGCTGTTGATGCAGCAGTGATCCTCACCCTTGTGGCTGTAAGCGCTTGGAATGTGAGCATCACCACAGAACCACAGCACACCAACTACATATTGTTTGATGAATGCCTTGATGTAGTCGATCTCGGTCTGATACTGCTCCCATCCGTTGTTCGGTGGAATGCCTCCAGTGATGATCGCATTACCCACATTCGGGTTTGGCCCGGACAAAATCACCTTGAAGGTCGCGGTACTCGACAGCAGCGCATCCAGCAGCGCACTCAAGTCATGTGGGCCGAGTGCGGTCTTCGCCAGTGCAGCGCCAGCCGGGTCACTGTAGGTGAATCCTAGCGTGGTGTTCTCGGCACGGCTCACGCACACCAGCTTGTTGCGGGTGTCCACCTTGTCCCACGGATCGCGGTGGGCGAAGGTATCGATAAAGAAAAATTCCGTATTGGCGATGACCTTGGTGAAGAACCGTGATGGATGGTTGGCCACAGGCTCGGCAACTTCACAGGCCGAAGGCTTCCATGCCTGAACCCCTGCCACCGGGTCAGGGTTGCCCTTGGCCCACGAAGCGAAAGCAGCGTTGGCATAGCCACCACAGGTGTCGGCATCAGCCTGAGACAACAGCGGATTACCACCAGCTACGAAGCCCTTGCCGGTGACGTTGTTCTTGATGTTGTCCCAAGTCCAGTCCCAATCGTCTGCGTATTCGTGGTCATCAGCGATGCGGTACATCGGCACTCGCTCGGTCACATACGCCCATCCGGGAACGCGCTGGAAGTTGTCATATATCTTGTCGTATGCCACCCGGCCAGAAGTCCACTCGACATAGGGGCCGGGAGCAGTAGCTCCGAGAGAATATCTGCGCTGAACTACACCATCAATCGATGTGCCAGTAACAGCCTCATCTGTATATGGCGTATCGCCAAGAGCAAAGAAAGCCTTGATGCTATGGTCGAGAATCGCCTGATAGCCCCACGCATGTTGTGCAAGCTGGCCGACACATGAACCAATGGCAATGTTGAACTCGCCCGATGCTGGCAGAGTGCGCAGGGTTCCGCTTGCTACCTGAACCGCATCCAGCAGCAGGTTGAATGGGTATTGCGTATCCGCAGCCAGCCCGGTGACGGTGAACTTGACGATGCCGTATTCGACCGCAGGATCGACTGCCAGCGGGCCATCATTGGTGCCGCCTGTAAGCGTCAGACTGCCAGCCGTGTCGGAACGCACCACTACTGTTGCCGTGGTTTCGCTGGCATCACCAAGCCAGAAAATCACATCAGCCATTATTCAGTCATCCAGTCGTGATCGTTGTTGTAGAACCGTGTGGCCCACTTCGGGATGTTGTGGCGCTGTTCGCCATTGGTTCGACCGATGAAGAAGTTTTTAATCTGCGTCTGCCCCCACAGATACCCCGCCGATCCACTCACGCCACTCGCAGCAGCAAGTAGGCGCAATCCAGTCCCAGAGGTGTCAACCGTTGGCAACCCATCGGCCTCAATGTTGAATATCCTCGCTCCACGTTGAGGTCTTCCGTCCATGCAGCCTGAAACGACTACCCTGCCGTCAAACACGTCAATCTGGACGCTATATGCGTACCATTCATTGTTCTCGTTTGCGGTAAGCGGCTCGATGCACCCTGCGCCACGGCTTACGATACTGGCCCCGTCAGCAGAACCGTGCTGGAATGTCATTCCGATAGCGCCGAGGCCAAAACCTACCACCTGTCCATTTGGCTGCATCCTGCCATAGCTCATCAGGAATGGATCGCCAGATGAAATCAATACAGGTTGCCTGTACCAGAACATCATAACCAGCGACTTACCTTCCAGTGTAGACAGGTCGCACATCTGGTCGATGTAGGCGTTTTGCAGCTTGATCGAGTTGTCGCCACCAGACCCGGCTGCGTTGCTGATGGTCAGATTGCCAGCATTGGCCCATACGTTCGTCAGCGTCCCAGCGATGGTTCCGACAGGCCCATGACCGAGTGAATCCGAAACCGTAGAACCACTGCCTTCATCCAGCTTGTAAAACAGCGAATGGCTGAAATTCATGGGACGATAAGTTCGACCGTATATTGTTCAAGCGTTGTGGTGTCGCCAGCGTTGCCACGGCTTCCCTGAATCGTCAGGCTGACAGCGCTTGCGGTGTTGACGGTTCCGGTCAGCAGCGCCACTCCGACAAACGAAGCAAAAGCCGCGCTGTTGACTGCGGTAGAGGAAACCTGCGCCGCTGTGTTGTTGCGGTTTTGAATCTGCGACTCAAACCGAGCCGAGCGCGGGTTGGCGTTTGCGGCCTCGGTTGCGCCGAACAACTGTAGTGCGCCGAAGTTGTGGCGGATTTCCTTGGATGCGTTGTTTCCGGTAAGGTTGAACGAACTGGAGATAATAATGCGGCCATTCGTACCCATCGCACCAGCAGGAACGGAAATTGTAGCCAGCGGTTCCATCGCGCCAGCGGTTCCGGTACAGGCTACAGATATAGAACCAGCACCCAACATAACCCGACCACTTTCAGGAACCCAATAGGTTCCGTCACTGATCCAGCGCGAACCTGCATTGGCGTGACCTATGTCGGTGATGCGGATAACGACGCCTTGGTTCAGCGTGGCATCCGGGCGATTGGCCCATGCGTATTCAATAACCGGACGGATGATTGCGCTTGGTGAGTCGTTATCACCAAAACTAACAATTTTCGCGAGAGCGTTATCATCAAAATAATCAGCCAGGTCATTTGCAATGTCATATTCCTGGTCGGCGGCATATATCGTGTCGCCGACAATGGTCTGCTTAAGCATTTTTACTAGCATGATGGTTCCTTTGATTTGACTTCAGTACCGCCCGCATGGGCGGGCGGTAGAGGGGTTAAACCAATTAATCAGAAATCGACGATGCACCGCTGTAGCGCGCACCCGACAAGATGTATTGGACAAACCCGACAGCATTTGCCATCAACAAAACATCCACCCGAACGCAGTCGAATCCGTTTGCAGAGTCCAGATCTGAAGCGGACAGTTCGATGACATACAAGGCGTTTTTGTTGTCCGTAGTCAACGTGGTGAAGGTGTTGCTCGTGACCGCCGTTTCGGTAAACGATTCAGCCGCTGCGGTATCGAGGTTCACCCACATTTTGTCGAACTCCAGCGCTTTCTCACTGGTGCCGGCCACAGCGGTGGCCTGCTTGAGCGTGACTGCGCCGCCGGTGACGGTGGTGGCGTTATCAACTGCGATGACGATGGTAAGCTTGTCATAGCCCTTCATCGAGACATAATCGCAGTCGCCGTTGGTGGTGGCCAGGGCGCCGATGATGGGCGACCCGTACACGATCTTGTTGCGTTCGTGGAACATGGCAGACATGATGATTCCTTTCAGATGTGAGAATCAGGCGCGGGTGGCCAGGGTGACAAAGTGGCTCAGGGTGTTGGTGCCGTTCTTCCGCGTGATTGGCGCGGACAGCCATGGCTGGCCGTTGTTGCGCATGACGAAGCGGAAGGCGGTGATTCCCTGGTCGAAGTACAGATGAATGCTGGTGTCGCTGCGCAGGCCGCCTGTCTTGGTCACGGTGAGATACTTGTTCATCGCGGCGAAGATGATGTCGCCTGCGGTTCCGACGGTTTGGCATGCTTCGGTTGCGATTACCGGGCGACCGAGGATCGTGGCATACGGCGTGCTCGACAGGCCACCAGGCGGGATGTAGACGGGCTGGCCACCGACGTTTTCGGTGCCGGCCACGTTCTTGATCTTGATGTTGAGCTGCATGAGCTGCGGCTCCAGATCCTGGTTGATCAGCCACACGGCATTGCGGCGCGCCTTGGCATCCATGCGCGACCACATTTTGAGGATGTTTTCTCCGACCACGGTAGCCGCGACCTGCGAAGTCTCCTTCGCCACGCTGATCGTGGAAGGCGCGTTCATGATTCCGAGCATCATGCCTGCGCCGGTTCCGTTGATGATCTCGTCGGTGATCTTGAAATCGAATGCCTCGCCAGCCTTGGACTGCACATAGCTGCCCATGCCGACCGCATCTTCCAGCAGCTCGTCGGTGACCGGAACCAAGGCAGTCATGCGCTGCAGCTTGATGTTCAAATCCTTGAGCGAAGGCTTGGATTCGGTCATGGTTGCAGCTTCGGAATCGCGGTAGACGCGGATGCCGCCACTGGACGCCCACGCGGTTGACTCGTCCACCGGATAGGTGGTGCTGTTGCTGCTGAGGTTCTGCTGGTCGGTCATGGACAGCAGGCTGGTTTCGCCTTCAACCATGCGCATGATCTCGGATTTCCATTCGGTCGGAACGGCAAAGCCTCCATCTGCGCCGACGCCTTCGCTGCCGTAGGTGGTGGCTGCGTTGGAAACCAGGCGCGGATCCATTGCC